TGGCCGACGAGGAGACGTTAGCAAAGAAGTATGCACGCATCCCGGATGACACCGAGGTTATCGTCACACATTGTCCGCCCCTCGGTGCTGGCGATGTTACGACGATGACACTGCGAACGGGTTCGGTGGCGCTTGCCGAACGGATGAAGCAATTACCTCGGCTCAGGCTCGTCGTGTGCGGTCACATCCATGAAGCGTTCGGCGATTACATGCTTGACGGCGTGCGCGTGCTTAACGTCTCGCACGTTGATGAGATGTATCGACCGAAGCACAAGCCAGTCGTGATCGATCTCGATGAACTACAGACCGGCAGCGGCACGGTGACGGATGCGGAGCGAGCCCAGACACCGCGCAGGAGCGCAGCGCCCAAATGATCTCACAACCTTTGGATCCCACCTTCGACTGGGATACGGATGTCCGGCTGCCTGTGGCCGGCAAGACGCCCAGAACCCGCCATGCCTCGGCAACGGGCGCGCGGAGAGCGGCGATCGACCGCGGGAAGCTGTCCTGCGCCTACCTGGAGTTATTGCGCGTGGTGGGGCCCCTGAGCGATCACGCGGCGGCGAAGGCACTCGGGCGGGAAGTCAGTTCGATTAATTCCACCAGGAACGGGCTGGGCGATCTGATCGTGGATAGCGGGGAGTACGAGTTAACCCAGTGGCAGACGAAGCGCACGAAATGGGGCGTCCGATGAGAAGCGAACGGAAAGAGCAAGCGATCTACGACGCCGTTCACGAAGCAATCATGCAACTCAGGATCAATATCCACAAGGTGCAGACGCCGACGACGATCGACAAGTTGGACACACAGATCGCGCAAGCGGGCCACGCGGCCGGGATGGCGGCGATTGCGGCCTATAAGAAGCCACTGCCGCGAAAGAAGGCCAAGTAGATGCGCTACCGCGTGAACCGCCCCGACACCGGCTCGAAAGAATTGATCGCCTACGCGAAGTCCCTCGGCTTTGACTACGAGCATTTAGGCGGATCAATCGATGGCGCGCTCGCGTGGGGCGACCGGGCGATCCTGGTCGAGTGGAAATCGAAGGGCGGGACGTTGACGCCAACACAGCAGCGATTGGTGGCGCGCGGGTTTCCGGTTCGCTACCTCTCGAAGCCTGAACAGCTCGACACCTTGCGCGCGGAGCTAATGAAGTGATCCCCCGGCAGCGGTATCGACGGACAGACGATGGCACGCCGTTTACACAAGTCGGCCAATAAGAGAAATGCCCGGAAGAGGTCTATGCGGTCATGAGCTACAAAGTCAGGCATCTTCGCGGCGTGTGGGTTGAAGACGACCACGGTCGATCTGTCTGCAAGATGGTTGGCTCCCGCGCTGATTGTGTCGAGCAGGCGATCCTATTTGCGGCGGCTCCTGACATGCAGAAGGCGCTGGTTGATTTCTTCGAGATGCTCGATCCTCGCGCGACCACTGAGCAACAGAACAACCGTCTATTTAAGGCGATGCGTAAAGCGCTCGAAAGGTCGAGGTGATCGCATGGTCACAGCGGGGGAGAGGGTGACGAGATGAATCAGCCGCTCGCGATCGATCTCTATTGCGGCTTAGGCGGCTGGACGGAAGGGCTGCTAGCGGAAGGGTATCGCGTGGTCGGCTTTGACATTGAGCGCCACGTCTACGGCGATCATGCGTATCCGGCGCAGCTCGTGATTCAGGACGTGCTCACGCTCCACGGTCGGCAGTTCAAGGACGCCGCGTTGATCGTCGCCAGTCCGCCGTGTCAAGGCTACAGCTATCGGGCGATGCCCTGGAAGCGCGCCAAGGCGTTACCGCCACCGGATAACTCCTTGTTCGAGGCGTGCTTTCGGATTCAACAGGAAGCCTCTGCCGCGGCTGGGCGGTATATCCCGCTCGTGGTTGAGAACGTGCGCGGCGCCCAGAAGTGGGTCGGACGGTCGCGGTATCACTTCGGGAGTTTTCATCTGTGGGGAGACGTGCCGGCATTGATGCCGCTCGTTATGGCGCGGGCGATGAAGATGCCGACTGGAGTAGGTCAGCGCACCGAGAAAGGCCGCTCAGCCGCGCTAGCGAACTATGACGCGATGCGAGACGGTATCAAGCAAGGCGATGACTGGTTCAATAAAGCATCCGGTAATTCGATTTCGCGTCGATGTTCGTCGAGGTCGAAGGCTCGCAAACACGCGGCAGCAGTGATCGCCAAAATCCCTTTAGTGCTCTCGCGTCATATCGCCCAAGCCTGGAAACCAGAGGAGCGTGTCGCATGATCTACACAGCCATCTTCGTTGTCGTCGGCTTACTCGCGGGCTCGATCTTCGCGATCTGGAAAGCGCACGTCGAAGCCCAGGCCGAGCAAGCGGTACGGGATCATCGTCTCCGTCAACGCGGTGACGCCGCGATGGGGGTGTATCCCCCGAATCTTGGACATAAACAACAGTGGCGGGATCGAAGGAAAGTCTCATGAGGAACGATAAGACTTTGGGAGCGCAGGGCGCCACGGAGGACGCAAGCGCAGGTTCCATCGCTAGTGATACAGCTATCGCACGCCATACCCCCACGCCGGGGCCGTGGAAGGCTCACGTTGATCTCTTTCGCCCACCCAAGCTGTTCGTTCACGCTCCGGACTCGTTCGCGGTGTGCCGCGTAATGACGGCGCATTATCACGCTGAAGTAGCGCGAGCCAACGCGCATCTGATCGCGGCCGCGCCGGAGATGAAAGAAGCGCTACTTGGTATGAAGCCGCTCTGTGATGCGATCAATGCGCTGATTCAGGACGATGAGGACTTACGCGCCCGATTCATGGCGCAATTAATCGCGCACGGATTTCGTGACGACGCCGCCTATTCGGTGGGCCTCGCCCTTGCGAAAGCCGAAGGTCGATGAGTTTCCTTCGCCGTCTCTGGACCGGCTGTCTCTCTCATGACGACTACCGCGAGCGCGACGGGCAGGGGCGGTTGGAACTTGTGTGCAGGGTCTGCGGAGATCGGCGGCACGTCTTAGCGAGTGCGATCGTCCACGGCCCGCAGTCAGCGCAGCAGCCGGATTTAGGATCGTGTCAGACGAAGGCGAAGCGGGTCCGGGCGGGGAATGTGGCGAGTTTCAGACAATCAGAACGGTAGGACGCTGATGAGCGAGAGTATTCAAGCGACGGCGAGGAAAGCGGCTCTAACGTGGTCGCAACGGTGGCGCCTCTTTCTGGGCATCACCTATCAATGCCGTTGTGGTGCGCTTGTGGCAACTCACTGCCGTCAGCAGCACGAGGGCTTCCACGACGCGATACGTGAGTTCTGCGCGCCTCCCACGGCTGAAGAAATAGCAGCGTTGAAGGTCGCCCAGTTCGATCACCAGACAGGCAGGGAGAAATGACGCCGATCCGTATTCAACGGAAGCGGTCGAAGGGCTGGAAGATGCCAGAGAACACGGTCTATGTGGGCAGACCCGGCTATTGGGGTAACCCCTTCACGGCGTCGGTGTTTGGCCTCGATCACGCCATTCTCCTTTACCGAGACATGGTGAGCGGGTTATGGGGGCCTGACTTGGACGTAGCGCGGGCGCTAGCGGCGTTGGAACTACGGCAGGCGTGGCTGAAGCGGTTCAACGGAGAGCACCCCTCTGAGGCCGCCCGTAGCGTCCTACAAGGTAAGAATCTCGCGTGCTGGTGCCGACTCGATCAACCGTGTCATGCCGACGTGCTTTTAGAACTCGCGAACCCGGTACCGTGATGGCCGCGTTGGTCAGCGGTGACTTCGGCTCAGTGGTCGAAGCGCGTAAAAGGATTTGCATTTTCTTGAGGTAATGTTCAATGACTGATCTCCCCCGCGAGACGATCCTAATGACGAAGAAGGACGACGAAAAGACTGATGGCGCTTCGCTCCTGCCCGCCGACCCGAGTGCTTCGCCTGCCAGCACCGAGGCGCTGCCGAACGTTGATGCGCTGTTGGCGTTTGCGCGGTGGGCGCTGGACGGCTATATCACCGATGAAAATCACATTGGAGATCTGGACGGTTACGACCTCGAACAAAAGGCTCTTGAGTTGGGGTTGTTGAGGCAGTGCGGCGAAGGATACGCTGCGGCCACATGGCTAGAGGTCGGCAGCGGCACGGAGCCAGCATCAGCGGAGCGAACTGCTGAATGGGCAAGAGCGCAGCGCGAAGATCGAACTAACGAATCCGGCTTCGCGCTGCTGTCGCGGGAGGATCGGGAACAGGCGTTGAATCAGCAGACGGCGTATGTGCTCACACTTGAACTCTATGAACGGACAGGGACGAGTGCTGACCGTGATCAGGCCGAGGTATATCACGGGAAAGCTCGTCGTTTCCTGAAGTTGGAGGCCGGACAGTGAAGAAGCGCGACTGGACGGAGACGCCGTTCAAGGGTATCGCGCTCCTGGACACCCGCACAGGTCAACTCGTGCGCGTCGGCGTTGATCTCCCGCTGGTGACATGGCGCGGTCAGCGTCGCCGAGAATACAACGGCACCGTGTTCGAGCAGGTCGAAGTCCGACTGCAAATGCGCCGGACACTTGCCCAGAAAGGCACCCCATGATCCCCGATCCCGCCCGAGCGCAGAAGGAAAAGGATAAGGCTTTAGCGCGCTCCGACCACCCGAGCGTAACTAGTGGCCCTGTCCAACGCGGCGACCAGAGAGGCGAAATCGAGACTGAGGAAGACGGAGGCTTTTCGTCGATCTGGTCGGAGATGCAGGAAGTCCATGAGCGCGGTCTTCGAGCGTTCGCGTATTGGATGCACTGCCACTGGAAAATGGAAGCCTCCCGCGATAGGTGGGAGCGTGAAAATCAAGACCCATATCCCGGCGATGACTACGTAAATGCCTACAACGCAGGGGTTGAAGCTGCCCTGTCCGCAGTGGACTTCTACATTGAGGAATCGAACCGATGACTCGCGATCCCGCCCGAGACGCCACCGTGGAGGAAGCGAGGAAGCACCTGATGTGCGACCACCCGCAGCGTTCGCGCAGCGGAGGTAATGACTACATCGCGTGTGGTGAATGCGGATTCGAGTGGGATTACCGCCGCGTCCACGATCCGCGTCCTCACGCTATTGACGCCCTGATCGCGGCCCTCCGCGTCCCGCCCGCACGAGAGGAGACGAACGACGACGACAAGGCGTTGGCGCGCTCCGACCACCCGAGTCCAACCGATGCGCTGACCGACGCGCCCGCCGATGTGCCGGGAGTGACCGAAAAAGAGGACAAATAGGCTAATTATTAAATCTCAGCTAAGCATACTATTTCGCTTGACTAGTAACTACGCTAAGCATAGACTCTGAATATGGCAAAGACATCAACGGTTTGCGGGTGCTGCGAGGGATTCAAGGCAGAGAAGCGCGGTCGCGTGACGAGCTTTATGCTGGACGGCGTGACGCACTTCCTGCCCGAAATGTGGCTGGTCGGCGCGAGTCGGAACATGACGCATCAGGACGCGCTTATGTTCTGGGCGGAACAGTGCGAGATGACGTTGGCGCATGACGCGAAGAAAGCGAAGGCCGCGTGATGGCGTTCCCACAGATGAAAGCCGCGAAAGACGTGAGGAAGGGCGACGAGATTTGGGACGGCGACGGTTGGATGCTCGTCGAATGGGTGAACGACTGGCCGCAGAAATCGTGCGTCGTGTTCAACTTCGATCTTGGCGTGTCCGAGCCGATTGACATGGAGACGCCGTTAATGGTTCGGCCTGCGAGCAGTCAGCAACAGCGAGATTCAAGCGTAGAGATGCGGTTACGACAACAACTAGCGAACATCATGATCGTGGCGATCCCTGTAGCGAAGGCGGAATGGGCGCCGAGGGAATCGGATCTTAAGAGGCTCAGAGAAGTGTTGGCGCGATACGACGGTGGGCTATAACGTGGCGCAAGCGTTGTTCGACTTCGCGGTGTTCCTCGTCGTGCTCTGGTATTTCCTTGGACGGGAACCGTGGCAGCGAAGGTAATCGAGGTGCTGTGCGCGATTGCCTACGTGCTGCTGTGCGCATGGATATTCGCGAAGTCACAGCGATAATGACGCCGATGAAAACACTCAACGATCGCATCGACGACTACATGCTCCGCAAGGGACTGGATCGCCTCGCGGCCATCGAAGCCTTGCTCACGTTCGCGCTCGACACGCTCGACGGACGGCGCAAAGGCGGTACTAAAACCGGCAACCGACCGCAACAGGAGAAGCATCTTGCGAGAGCCCGAAAAGTCCGAGCCAAATAACGATCAAGAAAAGGCGATCCCGCCAGGTCAGGCCGACGCCTTCGCAGCCGGCTGGGACGCGGCGCTCGAGCTTGCCCAGTGGAGCGGCGTGGCTAGCTGTTGGTCGGCCTACGACACCTGGCGCACAACGCAGATCGCGCCGCCCGAGCCCTCCCCGACGTGTCGTGTCTGTGGGACGGTCAGAGAGGACGACGATCAGTCGCGCTACGCTCCAGCCTCAGCTATCGCGCCTGAGAATCCGACCCACGCGTCGAAGAGCGAAGTCGATCGCGACAAAAAGAAACTGCGTCTCTTCGGCCCAAGTAATGAGCCTGAGGACGCCGACACGTGCATCGGTGACGTAGACGATCTCGCCGCGTCTGCCGTGTGGGAGACATTACAGCAGTATCTGCCGCAGATGGACGAGTCCGAGCAATTGGTATTCCGCGTCAAGATGATGAGCGATGCCGAAGTGGATGCGCTGCCAGATGTCTAATCCTCTCAAACCGTCTCCGGTATCAGACTCCGTGGAGTGTCCAACGTGTGGTGCCCCAGAAAGCGCGTGGTCGTAATGGTGTGCTGGCTGATTGAGAAATACGATGGCCCCGCGCTGGTCTATTGGTCTGGGCGGCGGAAGGCTGGCGAGGAGTTCACCGTCGATCCGAATTGGGCCGTTCGTTTTAGCCGCGCCGAGGACGCCGAGCAAGTGCGCGTCCATGTCGCAAACGCTGGTGAACACTCGCGGTCAGTGCAACATGCGTGGTCGCAAGCGCCGCCCGAGCCCTCCCCGACGTGTCGTGTCTGCGGAACCGCGATCAGTGTCGGTGATCTCTGCGAGACGTGCCCGGCTGCATGGGTCGCGCCGACCGAGCCCTCCGCATCGGTGGAGGACGCTGATGCGTTGCAGTCAGTATGGGACGCCGCGTGGGCGATGCACGATCCGGTTCCCAACGGGCGGCAATGGGAGCGGTCGCGGGATCTCAAAGACGCCCTCGACGCCTTTGAAGCCACCGTGCGAGCGCAGCAGGCCGAGCAGATGAAGGCGTTGCAGGAACAGTTAGCGGCTGTCACCGAGGAATTAGAATCGAATCGCGCCTGTAATCTCTACACATGGAAAGAACGGGCGTTGCAGGCTGAAGCCTCCCTCGCGGCCCTCTCCCGACCGAACCAGGAGTGAGGTGCGATGAGTTTTAGCCCCGCTGAGCAACGCGACCATCGGGCCTATCCGGGGAAGGGAGTAAGGCCATGACCGACGGTGCCAGTCGAGCCAGACGGTGGCGGGCCCAGCGAACGGCCCGCGGGGAATGTCATGGTGCCGGCTGCACCGCCGCTGCACGGGGTTACTACTGCGATCGCTGCGCGCGCGCCCGATCGCCGCAGAACGCCGCGCAGTTCCGATCCTGGTGGCTCACGAATCGCTTTCTCGAGGTGATGGTGTTGTTAGCGCAGAATAAGTGCGTGGTCTGCCGGGCGCCGAAAGAACGATTTGAGCCGTGGACGTGTCGGGGCTGTCGTGAGAAACTGAGAGCGGCATGAGACTGTTTATCAATGTGATGGTCGCCGGCGGGGTTTTGTCGATGCAGCCGATAATCTATGCGTATACCTCTCTGATTTCTCCCTGATGATGATCTGGGATGATCGGAGATCCGACCGTTGCGGACTTGCTCCAGCAGGCCCGCCAGCACGCCCTGAATCGCAAGCGCCACGCTGGCCGCGCCAACAAGGACGGCCTGGTCACGTCGCAGCCCGACTACCCTACCGCCGAAGCCTTCGCGGCACAGGCCCTGACCGCCCGACTCCAGGCCCACGCGCTCGATCCCGCACACACGGATCCGGCGTGGGCGCTTGATCTCCAAGAGAATAAAGGGGTGAGCCACGAGGCGATTGTGGCATTTTTGACACGGTATCCGACCATTCCATGACCCCAAAGCAAGTCCGATTCGTGGCGGAATACCGCAAAGACCTGAACGCGACCGCGGCAGCCGAACGTGCGGGCTATCACCCTAAAATGGCCGCCGCGTTAATGGCAAATCCTAGCATTCGGGGGGCTGTGGCCGAAAAGACACAGCAGCAACTCGCGAAGGCTGACATCACCGCTGAGCGGGTCTTGCAGGAGATTGGCCGGTTAGCCTTCTCAGACGTACGCGCGCTGTTCGATGCCAACGGGAAGCTGAAGCCGCTCCACACGCTCACGGCGGAAGAGGCCGCCTGTATCGCCGGCTTGGAGGTCATTGTCAAGAATGCCGAGGCTGGCGATGGGCACATGGATACCGTCCATAAGGTCAAGGTTTGGGATAAGTCCAAGAACCTCGAGATGCTGGCGAAGCACTTCGCCCTCCTTACCGAGAAGATTGAGCATTCCGGCGGGCTGACGATTCGCTGGCTGGGTGATGGCGAATGACGCTCGCCCCGCCGATGGAGATTGTGATTCCCTATCGCCCGCGGAAGTGGGCGCGGGCGGCGCATGCGACGTTCAAGCGCTGGCTCGCGTTAGTCCTCCATCGACGCGCCGGGAAGACGACCTTTGAACTCAACCATCATCAGCGGGCCGCCACGAATGACGACTGGGAGCGGCAACGCCTGACCTACTTACTCCCCAAGGCACCCGCAGACCAGATTGAAACGCTCCTCAAGAAGCGTATCTATTGGCATGTGATGCCGAGCTACAAGCAAGCCAAGCTCGTGGCGTGGGAGATGCTGAAGGATATTGCCCGCCCGATTCCGGGGCACAAGTTCAACGAGTCGGAATTGCTCGTGGTCTATCCGAATGGTAATCGGGTGCAGTTGATTGGTGCCGATAATCCGGATTCGCTCCGCGGTCCCGGCTTATCGGGCCTGTCATTGGATGAGTTCTCGCAGATTCCGAAGAATGTCTTCGGGGAAATTCTCTCCAAGACGCTCGCGGATCATGTCGGGTATTGCATCTGGTCTGGGACGATTAAGGGCCATGACCAGTTATTTGATCTCCATGCGGCGGCGACGGTGGACCCGGAATGGTTCGCGCTCTGGCAGGACGTCGATGTCTCGCTCGCCAACGAGGAAGGCGCCACGATTACGGCGCTCATCCGCGCGATGGAGGACGATCGCAAACTGGTCGTCAACGGTGCCATGACGCAGGACGAGTTCGACCAGGAATGGTATCTCAGTCCTGACGCAGCGATTCAGGGGGCGTGGTACCGGAAGGAGATGGCCGCGGCGAAGACGCAGGGGCGGATTACGCGCGTGCCGGTGGACCCCGTGCTGCCGGTCAACACCGATTGGGATCTCGGGATGGACGACTCGACCGCGATTGTCTTCAGCCAGTCGTTCCGGTCGGGCGAAGTCCGGATTGTGGATTACTACGAAGCGAGCGGGGAAGGCTTCGGCCATTACATTCAGGTGTTGGCGGATCGTGGGTACACCTACGGGAAGCACTACCCACCGCATGACATCGCCGTTCGCGAGTTAGGCACGGGCAAGAGCCGGAAAGAAACGGCCGCCAGTCTTGGGCTGAAGTTCGAGGAGCCTCTACCGGCGCTGGCGCTGACGGATGGCATCAATGCGACGCGATTGTTTCTGGCGAAGTGCTGGTTTGACGAGAAGCATTCAGCGGGGCTTATTGAATCCCTTCGGAACTATCGGAAGGCGCATAACGCACGCCTGAATGAGTTTACCGGGACGCCCGTGCATAACTGGGCGAGTCACGGCGCCGATGCGTTTCGCGGGTTGGCCGTGCGGTATCAACCCCCCGAAGAGGAGCGGCCAAAGTTCATGGACGAGCCGCGATCCCAGACGTATGCCGGGACCGATTGGATGAGCGTATGAGCTACTTAAAGAAGGTTCTCGATATTCCTTCGGCGCGAGGCGTGCGAATGGTTGCGGTTTACCACAACAACGATTGCCCAAAGCTAAATGGCGGGGAATGCACATGCGATGCCGAGATTGAGGTGTCAGAGCGGATCACAGACGAGAACTCGCCCGAAATTGCGCAGCGAATGGTTCGACAGCAGAAGTGGGGGCGCAAGTGGCGAATGTCGTAAGAGTTAACCACTCAGCACAAGGTTGTCGTAGATGAGCCTGACGGACTTCAAGAGCTATCAATCGGTCGAAGCGGCCGAGCGCGCGGCGAAGGCCGAAGCGGACGCCGAGCTCCGGCATGCGCTCAACAACCACGCGGACAACCTGACGAATCTGAATGCCGGCTACGCGGTGCTGTTCCAGAAGGTCGAGACGTTGGAGATGCAGATGGACGCGCTGCTGACCGGGGTGGATCAGTTGACCAAGGAACTGGCGAGACTGCGAGACGAGACGCATGGCTGATGATCCGATTGTCCGCGCGGCGCTAGACTTCCAGAAGCTGAGTTCGGAGGCGTTCTGGGCCCAACGGCAGAGGGAGGATGACGACCTCGCCTTCCAAGTGCCGGAGAAGCAGTGGCCGGAACAGGTGCAGGTCATGCGCGCCGGGCAGACGGTGCAAGGTGTCCCGCTCCCGCCGCGGGTGATGCTGTCGATTCCGTCCTTAGCTCAGCCGATTCAGCAGACGTATAACCAGTGGTCGCGCGCCCATTTCGGCATTCATGTCAGCCCGATTTCGCAGGATGCGGACACCGACACGGCGGAGATTTTCCAAGGGCTCTACCGGCATATCGAAGTCGATTCCCGCGCCTACATGGCTCGTGGCTGGGCGTATGACCGGGCGATTAAAGCCGGGTTCGGGGCGTATCGGGTGGATGTGGTCTACGACGAGGCCACAGACGATCCGGACGATCTGAAGGTCGTCATCAAGCGGATTCTGCGGCAGTCGTCGGTCTACTGGGATCCGTTCGCGGTGGAGCCGGACTTTTGCGATCAGACGCGGTGCCTGATTACCTCATGGATCTCGCGGGAGACGCTGAAGCGGGAGCACTCGAAGTCAAAAATGAGCGGCATGAGCGCCGATGAGCTGATCGAGCTGCAGTCGCAGATGCCGAACTTCGCGACCTGGAGTGTTGGTACGGACGGCAAGCCGGTCAAGGGCACGGACAAGCTCAAGTGGTATGACGGCGCGAATGATGCCGTGTGCGTGGCCGAGTTGTTCTACACCGAGTATGAGGGCGAGGGCCGGCAGCGGAAGCCCATCATCAAGTGGGCGAAGATCAACGCGATCGAGGTCTTGGACTCGCGGACGTGGAACGGGAAGTACATCCCGATCATCCCGACGATTGGGAACGAGTTGCAGCCATTTGATACTGAGCGCCGATGGGCCGGCCTGATTGGCCCGAACAAGGATGCGGCGCGGCTGATTAACTACGAAGTCTCCTCGGCGGTGGAGAAGGACGCGCTCGCGACCAAAGCCCCGTGGATTGGCGCGGTCGGGCAGTTTAAGACGAATCAGGCCGCCTGGCAGCAGGCCAATACGCGGAACTTCCCCTTTCTGGAATACGACCCTGTGTCTGCTGGTGGGCATCTCGCGCCTCCCCCGCAGCGGAACTTGGAAAGTCCCGATCTATCCTCGTCCCTCGCCCTGATTGGGCTGGCGAAAGATGCGTTGCAGACCGGCACGGCGATTACCGACAGTTCGGCGCTGGAAAATCTTGCGAAACGCAAGGTGGCCCATCAGACGCTCGCGGCGATGCAGGAATCGAACAGCATCAGTCAGTCGCAGTACGTGCAGAACATGGCCGACCTCTCGATGTCGTATGAGTCGAAGGTCGTACTGGATCTGATCGTTACGGTGTATGACCGTGCCGGTCGAAGGGCACAGATTCTTGGAGAGGATGGTGAGCGGAAAGAAATCATTCTCAATGCCCCCTATATTAAACACCCCAAAACTGGCCGGCCCGTGGCGCTTCCGTCTGGATCGAAAATCCTTCCGCCGGGCGTGGAGCAGGCGCTCAACCACAATCTCAAGAAGGGCGTCTATTCGGTCGTGGTGGAGGTGGGGAAGAGCTATCAGACCCGCGCGGAAGAGGGGTCGGACGCGCTGGGGAACCTGATCCAGGCGGCGCCGGAATTCTACGGCCCGATGCTGTCGGATATTTGGATGGGGTTCCAGACGTTCCCCGGCCACAAGGAAGCGCAAGAGCGCATGAAGAAGTCCTTGCCGCCGAATCTGCAGGACAATAAGGACGATCCGAACGATCCGCAAGTGCTGAAGGCCCAGCGGGATCAGGCGGGGCAGATGGTCGAGCAGTTGAGTCAGCAACTGCAGGAGCTACAGAAGGCGCTCGAGACCGATCAGATCAAGGCGCAAGCGGACCTCAAGCAGGCGGAAGTCGCGGGACAGATCGCGATCGAGAAGGCGAAGATCGACAACGCCTACAAGTTCGAGATCGCGCAACTGGAGGCCGAGAACGAGTTAAAGATCGCGTTGATGAAGGCGCGGCTGGAGCACGCGAAGCTCAAGGAAGAGGGCGCGGTCAAGGCGGGGTTGCAGGACGATCAGCAGCGGCATGAGCACGGCGAGCAGGCCATCGATCGGGCGCACGAGCTTGCAGTGGAGCGACTGAAGGCGCAAGAGGCGGAGCGCAATCGTCAGCACGCCGCCGAGCAGGCCGAGCGCGGGCATGAGCAGTCGCTGGAGCAAGGCGAGCAGGGGCATATGCACGAAGTTGAGATGGCGGAGAAACAACCGGAGGCGCGTGAGTCATAAACGCGGCCGTCCTCCGCTCCCGCCAGAATTGCGCTGTAACGGGGTTCGTGTCGTCTTCCACGCCAATCAGGCCACGCTCGACGAGATGCGGGAGTACGCCGAATTCCACGGCACGACGATCCAGAACATCACCCGCCAGTGGTGGCGGCACATGCTCACCCGCGCGCGTCAGGAACATAAAATCGATTTTCGGGGTGCTGCAAAAAACAATTAGCGGAGTGAATTTCGCACGATAGGCGCGTGAACGCTCCGCCGAATGCGACGGGCACGGTCACCCATGAGGGTGTGACGGTCTCGTCCAACTCGCAGACCGCCGACGAAATCCGCGCCACGCTCGACATCCCCATTTCCGAACCCGCCACAGAGACCGCCGAGGCCCCCGCCGCGGATGCGGTGGCTGCGCCTCCGGCCTCGGAGCCAGCCGCAGATCAGAAGCAACCACAGGCCGTGAAACCCGCCAAGAAAGACCCGCAGAAGCGGATCGATCAGGTGGTCTACGAGCGGGAAGAGGCGAAGCGCGAAGCGGCACGGATGAAATCCGAGTCCGAGCGGCAGATTGGCTCACTCCGCGAGGAATTTCAGCGTGAGTTAGCGGAACTGAAGCGCATGGCGCGGCCGGAGCCACCGAAGGCCGAGCCGCAGGGCGATCCCGAACCCGATCCCGCCAATACCGAGAAGTACCCCGATGGGCAGTTTGATCGGAAATACCTCAAGGATCAGGCTCGGTGGGAAGCGCGGCAGGAATTCGCGGATCAGCAAAAAGCGTATAGCGAACGCCAGCAGGCCGACCAGGCCCAGCGGCAGCAGGCCGAGCGGGAGACGCATGAACGGACGCGGATTCAGAAGCTCGGACAGCGCATGCAGTCGGCCTTCCAGACGAATCCTGACTTGCAAGCGAAATTAGAAACGGTCGCGATGACGCGGCCGATGTGGGATGTCGTGATTGAAAGCGCCATCCCGGATCAGCTCTTGGCCTACATGGCCGATCACTCGGAGGAGGCGGAACGTTTGTCGTCTCTGCCGCCTCTGCACGCCTTTCGGGAATTGTCACGCATTGAATATCAGTTGGAACAGGCCGCCGCACTTACCGGAGCGGCCCCAGCTAAACCGAAAACCTCTGCGCATCCGCCTGTCTCTCCGGTCAGTGGATCGCATAGTGCCCCGAAATCGGGTGAACCTGATCCGGCGACCTGTACGCAAGAGGAATTCGACGCGTATTGGAACGCGCAGGAACGGCAGTCTCGTGGGGCGAGTAGGTAAGCATGGCGAACACCACCATTGAGCCGCTCTGGGTCGCCAGAGACGTGCAACGCGTGGCGAAGAACGAAACCCGGTTCATTCGGAACGTTCAAAAAAAGCTGTCGGACGAATTCATTGTCTCTGGAACCAAGGTTGGAGGCACGGTCGGCGTCCGTCTGGCGCAACGTCTCGTGACCACGAAGGGGCAGGGTATCCAGCTCCAGAACATTCAGGACACGGTGGTCTACGTGACGATCACCGATCAGGCCAACATCGCGTGGGGCTGGTCAAGCCGAGAAGGCACCCTGAATATTCAAGATACGCGCGAGCGCTACGTGAATCCGGCCGGCACGCAATTAGCGAACACGGCCGACAAGGATGGTCTATCACGGCTCTATCAGGACATCTATTTCTCGCAAGGCACGCCGGGCACGACGCCGAGCGCCAACACGGTCTACTTTGCTGCTGCTGATGATCTGACGCAGATCGCGGCGGTGCCGAAGGATAGCCGGAACATGCTCGTGAATTCCACGATGGGCACGGCGATCGCCAATGCCAATCTGGCGCTCTTTAATCTCGGCTCGAGCAAAAACGTGCTGGAAGATGGCATGTTATCGGCCGGCGCCCTGAAGTGGAAAGAGTGGTGGGAAGACAACAACATCTACCCGCACACCTACGGCACGTACGCTGGCACCCCGCTGGTTAAGGGGGCGAGTCAGACGGGTTCAACCCTTGCGACCGATGGTTGGTCGTCGGGCGCCTCCACACTCAACAAGGGCGACGTATTCACCATTGGCAGCGGCGCGACCGCGGTTAAAGGCGTGAACGTGCAGAGCTACCAGGATTCCGGGTTGCCGCAGAAGTTTGTCGTGACGGCCACCACGTCGGATGTCTCGGGCGAAATGCTCACGCTGGCGATCGCGCCGTCGATCATCACCTCGGGGGCGTATCAGACCGTCGTGGCGTCTCCTGCGGATAACGCGACAATCAACGTGGTCGGCTCCAGTGCCGTGACCTCAATGCAGGGGCTCGGGTACCACAAGGACGCGTTTGTCATGGCGTCGGCGGATTTGATTCTCCCGAACCAGGGCAAGGCTGAACGCGTGCGCGCGCCTGGATCGGGTATGAGCCTGCGGCTCTGGGAAGCGTCCGACATCATGACAGATCAGCATCCAACGCGGTTGGACTGGATCTACGGCTTCAAAACCATCCGGGCCGATTGGGCCGTTCGGATTCAGGCGTAAGGGGCTGAATCATGGCATTGACCTATACCACGCTCTCGGCCGCGAAGGCGGCGAACGACTCCACGATTAAGGTGGCCGCAACCACGGGCTTTGCCCGCGGGAAGACCATCAAGATCGGTCGCGAATTCTTCTCACAAACCGCAGAGGCGTCGGGCTCATTTATCCCGGTCTTTAGCGGGCAGTCCGGGTCGGTGCAGTCTGCGCACGCAAGCGGGTCTGTTGTGGCCGTGGGTGACGGCAGCGACTTCACGCAGGCTGTCTCGCAGTTGGCGGAACCGATCCCCAACAATAACCAGTGGAATCTGCCGCTGTTCGACTACGCCGCGTCTGGCGCGGTGGCAGTAACGGGCGGGCTCCATCAGTTACTCGGCACGGCCGCGCTCACGATGACACTCGCGGTCCCGACCAAAGAGCAGGACGGGCAGCTGCATGTCACCTACAGCAACGGCAAAGCGGCCCATACGCTGACCTTGGCGACGGCGGCAGGTGATGCGGGGTCTGGTTACACCGTCTTCACGTTCCCGGCGGGCGGACAGACCTCCGTGGCCTTCATCGCCGCGAATGGCATTTGGGTGCCGTTCCCTGGTCCGTTGGCGGGCACGGTGACCAATATCGACGTGTCCATCTCGTAGTTCTCACGGGTGGGGGCGTTCCTGATGGCCGCCCTCACCCTGTTTCAGGAGTGTCATGAGTTCACCAGGTTTTCGTGCGGATGGCATCGACGGCCGCAAGCTCACACAAGAGGAATGCGACGAATTGCACTTCCTCTACAACGCGCCGACGCCGCCCAAGATCAACGGCCGGCCACTGACGTTTCCGCCGTACGAATATCGGCCCTATCCGTCTGCGATCTATGGCGTGTGGTCGGATGATCGCAAGCGCCAAGCGATTCTCGACTCGGCGCGGATGTACAGCCTTGATCTGAAGCAGCCGATCCAGCGTGAAGAAGCGGAGTCGCACGTCCCGAAGTGGGATTCCCGCCTTGTGGGGAACGATCGCGAACGGCAGGACTGGCTCAACAAGGGCTGGACCGACAATCCAGACGACGTGGAGAAGGCCCACGACCACTACATCGCGAACACGATTGCGGTGGCGGCAGCGGAGCGAGCCTTCACGGATCGCCGTATGAGTGAGCAGGCCAAAGAGGAATTCCGAGCGGCGGATCGCGCCAATGGCGAAGATCATCTGCTCGATTTGCCCGCCCCGGTGAAGAAGCCGCGCGGGCGTCCCAAGAAACAGGTGGCGTGATGGAACAGGAAGATTACCAGTCTCCCCCGAATGACGCCCCGAAGGCGCCCCCGGCGAAGACACCTCCTCCCACGGACGACGCGCCGCCCACGCGCGTGAGACAGCCGAAGAAGAAGTTAAACCCTGCCGAGTCCTGAAGGCTCGGGTAGTAGCGCTCTGAAGGCGCGAAAGGATTGTCATGAATTTCGTTCAGCAGGTCGGATCGTTTACCACCGAGGATCAGGCGCTCATCAATCAGAACTTTGCGCTGCTCTCCGGGCTGACCCAGGGGCAGGGCACGGCGTATTTCGTGGATGCGGTCAACGGCAAAGACTTCTACGACGGCACCTTCCCCTCCCCGCAGGCGAACGGCTCGAGCGGTCCCAAGCAGACCTTGCAAGGCGCCTACAACGCCTGTTATGGCACCTCCACTACGCTCGGCAAGAACGATACGGTCGTCGTCCTCGCCAACGGCGGCACGAATGCCACGCTGCGCGTCGAGAGTGCGTTCACCTGGGCGAAGGGTGAAACGCATCTGGTAGGCATCTGTGCCCCAGTCTTGATGTCCCAGCGCGCCCGGTTGGCGCCGAGTTCGACGACCACCGCGTTCGCCAACTTCTTTACGCTCTCGGCGTCGGGGTGCGTCTTCCAGAACATCCAGTGGTTCAACGGGTTCACCACGGGCACGACCGCCCAGATCGGGGTCACCGTGACGGGCTCCCGAAACTACTTCAAGAACTGCCACATTGCCGGCATGGGCGATACGGAGTCCGCCGCGGATGCGGGCTCGCGGTCACTCAAGATTGGCTCCGGCGGCTCCGGCGAAAACGTGTTCGACTCTTGCACGATCGGGATCGATACCGTCACGCGCTCGGCCGCGAATGCCTCGGTGGAATTCGCGGGCGCGACGCCGCGCAACGTCTTCCGGGATTGCCTGTTTCCATTGATGACCTCCAGTGCGACGGTGCTGGGCATTCTCGGCACGGGCAATGGCTGCGTGGATCGCTTCAACCTCTTCGAGCGGTGCGCGTTTATCAACGCGACCAAGAGCACGTCCACGGGGATGACCGCGCTGTTGTCGTTCACTACGGCCTCTCCGGGCGGGATGGTGATCTTCAAAAACTGCGCGATGGTCGGCGTGACGAAGTTTGGTGACACCAACGGGTTGGCGAATTCGTTCCTGGACATGCCGGCGGTGTCCGCCTCCGCGGGTGGCTTGATGCTGGCGCCGACGTAAATGCCATGAACATCACGAATACGGGGACGGGGCCGGTCTTTCTCCTCGATCGCGTCACGACCGACGAGACGACCAGTGTCCCGTTCCAGAATCTCGGCAGTCACAAGGATTACACGGTCACGTACACGTCGGAGGGGACGACCTCCAGCGGGAACATGATCATTGAGGAAAGCGATCTGCCGTCCTATACGGGTACGTGGAGTCAGGTGCATTCGCAAACGGCGGCGGCGCTGACGGGGAATGCGAAGCTCGCGGTGCATGTGCAGATTGGCGCGGGCATGTGGACGCGGGTCCGTGTGAACACGGCGATTGGCGGCGGCGGCACGATGACGGCGACGATCTCGAGCGCGTAAATGACTGTAAATGAATTAGTCAGCAACAGTCTGATCGATCTCGGCGTGCTCGGCTCGGGACAGACGGCGGCTGGCACGATGGCGAATGCCGCGCTCGGGAAGTTGAATCGCCTGATTGCGGCGTGGTCCACGAATCGGCTCCTGACCTTCACGATCTCGCGGGTGACGTGGACGATTAGCGGCGCGAGTGCCTACACGGTGGGGAGCGGCGCGACGATCAATATTCTGCGGCCGTCGACGATGAATATGCAGGGGTCTACCGTCGCGTTTATCGATACGGCGTCGAGCACGACGACGGAAATCCCGCTCTGGGAACTGACGGACGACAGTTACCAGGCGATCCAGAACAAGAGTCAGACGGGGACGTATCCGACGAGTTGGTACTACAACCCGACGTATACGAGTAGCGCGGCGCCCTATGGGACGTTGATCCTCTGGCCCTTGGCGACCTCCTCGACGTTGACGGGGGTGTTCTATGCGCCCGTGGCGGCGACGAGTGTGGCGCTGGCGGACACGATCGCATTGCCGCCGGGCTATGAGCGGTTCTACGAGACGAATCTGGCGTTGGAGTTGACGACGAGCTATCCCGTGCCGGACGCGCTGTATCAGCGGATCAAGGCGCAGGCGAACGAGAGTAAGGGCGATGTGGAGCGCGTGAATACGCGGTTGATGGATCTCTCGGTTGATCTCGCGCTGGTGCCGCGGGCGCAGCAGAGCAACGTGTACACCGGGATTTGATGATGACCCTTCAGGAACGACTCGCGGACGCGCAGGCCACGGCCACGCGGCTCTATCTGCGCCGACAAGAGGTGGAAGCGGCGCGGCAACGGATCGCGCAGGAGGCGCAGCAGATCGATCTGGCGCTCGTCAAGAGCGATGGCGCGATTGACGTGTTACAGCAGTTGATTGCGGCAGAGCAGGCGGAGCCCCGTGGCGAGTAGCATCTTTGTCGGCTTCCTCGGCGGGATTCCGTGGAGCACCAGCGGCACGACGGTGACGTTCACCGGAACGGTGAGTGCGTCGGTTGGATTTCTCGCGGGGGATGGGACGGCGGCGGCGCCGAGTTATAGCTTTGCGAGTGACGACAATACTGGGCTTTATTTAACAGGTAGCAGTATTGGGTTCTCAGACGAGGGCTCGGTGCAGATGGTCGTCGGTGGGAACGTGATCGACATTGGTCCGCGCGCGTTAGCGATGGGGGCCACGCACGGATCGGTGGATGTCTCCCTCTCCCGATTGACGGCGGGATCGTGGGCCTCGACCGGCCCGAATGGATCGGCGACGAATGTCCGCAAGGCGATGGTGTCGCAGTCCACGACTGGCGGACTCGGGACGGTCACGGCCACGAATCTGATTCCCGCGGGGTCACTCGTCATCGGTGTGGATGCGCGGGTGACGACGGTGATCGTCGGCGCGGGCATGACGTCCTTCTCGATTGGCGACGGCTCGGACGCGGATCGCTGGGGCACCGGGATTCTGCTGGCGGCGGGGACCACGGTCACCTTGGCGAACGCGACGATCAACGCGGCCCCGATTTATGCGGCGGCGACGAGTGTGGTGTTGACGGCGAATGCGGGGCAGTTTGACTCGGGCGTGATTCGCCTGACGGTGCATTACCTCTCGCTCACGGCGGCGACCTCGTAAGGAGTCTGACATGGCGGAACTGCTCACGCTCACGACGCCGGTCACGACGCCGAGTATCACGACATGGCGCGTGGTCTCGCTTCTGCTCGATTGGGATGCGGCCACGATCGCCATTGGCCTGAGAGGCAGCGGCGCGGAGCGGTTAAGCCACGCCTATACCGGACCGAATGCCACGACGATGATGATCGCGCTCAACAAGGCCAATCTCACGAGCAATTCGCTGCACAAGCGCATTCTCACGCAACTGAACGCGGATGGCATCCTCGCCGGCACGATTTCGGGGTCGCCAGATTAGCCGATGAAGATCGTCCTGTGCTGCGCCTGTCTGATGCTGCCGATGGTGGCCGACGCGCAGACCTGTATTCGGGCGTCGATCATTGGCTCGGCCCTCTTGATTTGTCCGACCGAAGCGCTCCGCCCGTCCTCGGGTAATACGCCCGGCGATCTCGCGGTGACACAGGATACGCAGCGGTTGTGGATCGCCACGAGTCCGACCGCGTGGGCCGTGGTCGGTCCCTCTGAGGTGGGCGCGGCCGCGTGGGGCGCGATCACGGGCACGCTCGCGAATCAAACCGATCTGCAGACGGCGCTTGACGCGAAGCTGGCGACGAATGGCAACGGCGGATCGCTCACGGGCCTGACAAAAACGCAAGTGGGGTTAGGGAACGTCGATAACACGTCCGACGCAAGTAAGAACGTCCTGAGCGCAACGAAATGGACGACACCGCGCACGATCAACGGCGTGAGCGTGGATGGCACCGCGAACGTCACGGTCACGGCGGCGGGCTCGACGCTCTCCGATACCGTCACGGTGGCGAAGGGCGGCACGGGTCTGACGGCGCTCGGAACTGCGCTGCAAGTCCTCCGGACGAATGCGGCAGCGAATGCGGCGGAATGGGCCACGCCTGCCGGGGGGGCCAACTATCGGACCCTCGTCACGTTGGGGGGCGATGTCACTGACAGTGCTGGTGCGAGTACCTACGTGGATTGCACGGGCCTGAGCTTCGCCGTCACGTCAGGGACGCGCTATCACTTCTACGCGCAGATCTGGTACACGAGCGCGGCCAACACGACGGGATCGAAGTGGGCGATCAACGGTCCGGCGGCGACGAACATGGCCTACAAGAGCACCTATACGCTCGCGGCCACGACGGTCACCACCAATTTCGCCGCCGCGTACGACATTCCGACGACCGCCAATGCCACGAGCTTGACGACGACCAATACGGCGATTCTCGAAGGCACGATCTTACCGAGCGCCAACGGGACGGTGATCGTCCGCTTCGCCACGGAAGTCGATACGTCCGCTGTCGTGTGTAAGGCGGGGAGCACCCTGGAGTGGTGGTGATGGGATGATCTTCGACAACGCCCTTGGGCGCTCCTACGTCACCCAGAACGCGCAGAACTCGCAAGAGTTCACGATGAACTGGTACGTCGAGAAAGCCGAATCGAAGGGCGCGACCAGTCCGATCACGCTGCTGCCGACACCGGGCGTGGAAGAGTTTCTTCGCGTCTCGAAAGTCGGCTGGCGCTGCCTGTTTGAAATGAACGGGCGGACATTTGGGGTGTGCCAGGATGGCTTTTACGAGATCACGTTTCCGGCGGAAGTCGGTACGGCCACGCTCCGGGGTACGGTCGCGCTCGATAATAACCCGGCGACGATTTCCACGAATGGTGATGGCGGTGGGCAACTCCTGATCACGTCAGGAACGAATGCCTACTACTACACGCTCGCCACGGATACGCTGACCCAGATCACCGATCTCAACGGGAAGGCCACGCAAGGCGCCTATCTCGGTGGGTATGGGCTGGTGTTTGATTCCGCCACCAGCACGGTCTATTACTCCGATCTGCTGGACTTCTCCGTCTTCGATCCGACCAACTTCTTCCAGCGCTCGAATCAGCCGGATAACTGGCAGGCGATGTGCGTGACGACGTGGGGCTATATCTGTCTACCGGGGCAGTACTCCGGCGAGATGTGGTACCCGAACGGTGGGTTCCCGCTGCCCTTCGCGCTGGATTCCGCCGGGAACTTCAACAAAGGCATTGCCGCGACGTTTTCTATCACGAATGCCGGCGGATCGGTGGTGTGGCTGTCGGTGAATAACGATGGCGATTATGAAGTGGTGGCCGCCTCGGGGTTACAGCCCTCGCGAATTTCAGATTTCGCACTCGAACATCAGATGTCGGAGTTCACGAAGACGGTGGGGATCACCGATGCGATCGGTGAGTCGATGCGAATGGACGGCCATACGTTCTTTCGGTTGACGTTCCCGGCGGCGGATGTGACCAAGCAGTTCGACTTTACGAATGGGCTGTGGACGGATCTGGGCACGTGGGTGGAGGAGACGAGCGAATACCGCTATTTCCGTCCGGTGTTCTATGCGTTTGCCTTCAATAAGCATCTCGTGGGCGATCGGGAATCCGGCGTGCTGTACGACATGGATCATGACTACACGACGGATGTGGATGATCGGTTCATCCGGCGCGTGCGTCGGACTCCGGCGATTGTCAATCAACAACTCGAAGTGTTCCATCGCAAGCTCACGATCCTGATGGAAACCGGATTGGCGTCCCAGGGGGATGCCCCCGTGTTGTCCCTGCGCTATTCGGATGATGGCGGCAAGACGTGGGGCAATGAAGTGACCGCCGAGGTGGGCGAAGTCGGGGCGTATAGCGCGCTCGTGTGGTTCTGGCAGTTGGGCTTGGCGAGAAATCGTGTCTATGAGTTGGTCGCCACGGATGCGATGCCCTGGAGGATCACGCAAGTGTTTCTGGACGCGGAAAAGGCGGTGGCGTAATGGCGGTCACGAATAAGCCGCCGATCCCGCGCGCGTTTCTGTCACAACAGGCGACCAATGAGGCCGGGGAGAAGGGGCAAGTCACGACCGAACCGTGGAACCGATTTTTCCGCGATTTGCGGACGGACCTGGATAACACGCCGCGCATTCTGCCGAATGCCTCGGTGAGTGAAGCGGATCTCAATGCGTCGGTGGCCGCGACGACCCTCCTCACGCCGGAGCAGGACGGCTTGTACAGCTTTCAGTTCTATACCTCGGTGCTGACGGCAGCGGGGGTGAGTTCGAGTCTCACGCCCGCATTGAATTGGACCGAAGGCGGGGTGGCGAAGACGCACACCTTTACCGCAATGACGGGCAATACGACGACGACGAATGCGAGTGAGTCGTATTTGGTCAAGGCCGATGGTGACGCCCCGATTCGCTATGTATTGACGTATGCCTCGAATGCGGCGTCCGCGATGCACTACGCCTTTTATGCCGTGCTGGCGAGCGTGGCGAGTTAACCACCATGCCCTACGATTTGTCTCGTTACACGCTCACACCGGCGCAGCAGCAGTCCGTGCAAGCCATTCGTGCGTTGCCCGTGAAATCCGTGTGGGGCGATGAGGCGGAGCATCAGGCGTGGAATGAAGCGATCCGCCTCGATCAGAACAACCGCAGCAAAGCATCGCATAACCGCTTGGTACGGTTCGGACAGATCGCGAGTCTCGCGCCGTTCGCGGTGGCGGGCGGCGCCGCGTTGCTGGGCGGTGGCGCCGCGGCGAGTGGCGGCGCAGCTGGTGCAGCGGGGGCCGCTGGGACGGGGGTCGCTGGGGCAGGCGCCGGAGCCGGCGTGAGTTCGGCCGCAGGCGCGGGTGGACTCTATACGCTCGGGAACCTCTCAAAATTCGCGCAAGTCGCCGTGCCGGCGGTGACGAGTTATCTCGGCCAACGCTCACAGAATAAAGCGCTAGATCGGCAGGCCCAGATCGAGCAGCAGAACCTCCAACAGCAGATGGCCTATGCCCGCGAGATCGAAGCGCAGCGCCGCGCCGAAGCCGATCGGCTGTATGGCGAAGAACAACGGCGCTGGGACGTGGACCAGCAGAACCGGGCGCGGGAACTCGCGGCCTCAGACGAGGAGCGGGCGTTTACTCGCCGGCTGATCGAAGAGCGCGAAGGCCGACGGCAACAGGCGCGGGTACGGTTGAGTGACTTTCTTGGACGGGGGCGGGGGTAAGCCATGCTGGACGCATATGGCAATGACGTAGCGATGGGCGGGGAGCCGTGGAGGCCGGCCCCTGTGGCGGATCCGGCCGGACCACCGACCGAGACGTGGACTGATCCCGATACCGCGCCGCCGGACTGGCTCTATGACCCGACGGCGGATCTGTCGGGTCATCCGCTCCCACCGGGGTTGCGGTGGGTGTTCCAAAACGGCAAATGGGAAACGGTGGCGATGCCGCAGGCGCCCACGGCAACTACGACGCCGACAGGCGGTGGAGATATTGCGCCGATTGGTGGAGATTACACGCCGCCGGGTGGGTATGGCGGCGGTGGTCCGGGTGCAGGCGGTGGCGGGGGTGGCGCGTGGCCGAGCTACGCCGCGCCGAGCTATATGGATCCGGGCGAATTCGATCCCGGCCCGCGGTTTACCTTCCGTGACTTCGCCGCGCCGACGGGCGACACGATGCTGCAGGAGCCCGGATTCCAGTTCCGACTCGATCAAGGGCGGAAGGCGCTCGAAGCGTCGGCGGCGGGGCGGGGCGTGCTGCGCTCTGGCGGGACGCTGAAGGACATTCTCGGCTACGGCCAGAACTTCGCCTCCCAGGAGTACGGGAACGTCTACAACCGCGCGTTGCAGGAGTACGACACGAACCGCGGGAACGCGGCGGACATCTGGGGCAAGCAATACGGCCAGCGGCGCGACGTGTTTGATACGCGGGCGAACACCGTCGGCCAGCGCAACACGTTCAATCTCGGCGTGTCACAGAACGACTACGGCGCCCGGCGGGATGCGGCGATGAATGACTTCAATAAATGGAAGGCCGAAGGCGACTGGTTGTCGAATCCTGTGTGGGTTGACTGATGCCGATCCGTCCCGTTGATCGCGCGCCACTCCCGTATGTGCGTCCGGCCTATGAGCCGGATACGCGCACGCTGCTGCAGTTGATGCAGATGGCGGGGCAGGCGCGCGCCGAAGCGGTCGGTCGGAAGGGGCAGGCGACGGCGCACGGCTTGATGACACTCGGGCAGATCGTGGGCGGGGGGCTCGGACAGCTGCGGCAGGAGAAGGAACAGGCGGCGCAGTACGCGGACGAGCAACGCCGGAAGGGACTGGAGGACTCGCTAAAGGTGGCGCAGTTTGAAGCCCTGCAGCAGGAGCGCGAACAAAATCGGCTCGCTAAAGAAGAGGCCACCCGCGCGGCCGCCGAGGCGACGGCGTACACCCGCGGCGGAAAGGTCGCGGATGAGATTGGCTACGGCCCGATGAGTGAGTCGCAAGTCGATCCCGTGATGCAGGGGCCGGCAGCGGGTCGGGTGCGGTACAGCTTCGGACCCGGTACCGCCGAGGGGCCGGAACTGCAGCCGACCCGCGAGCAGCAACGCGGGATTGCGGTGGAGCAGTCGATTCAAGGGATGGGCGGACAGATCGGGCCGAATGGGCAAGTGATCATGCCGCCGAAAGAGCCGGTGGCGCCGCAGCCGACCGAATGGTCGATCTTGATGCAAGCGGCGGGCGGCGATCCGAATAAGGCGTTGCAACTGCGACGGCAGCAGATCGCAGCTGGGCGAGAATCGACTGGCACGGAGAAGCCTTCTGTCTGGGTGAGTAAGGGCAGTGAGATGCGTTTCGTGACGCCGACCGAGGCATCAACGCTTTCCCGTGATGGGTGGCGCTCTGGGCAGTCCCGCGAACAGGGTCGTCCGGTCACCAGTGGCGATGCCGGGCGCATTGCCGACCTCGACACGTCGCTGAATGACCTGAACGTCTTGACGAACACGGTGACGGGTTCGACGGGCACGAGCGCAAAGATTGGCGCGAGTCTGCCGAATTGGGTCACGGAGCTGACAGGCCGCGGCATTTCTGCCAAACAGAAGCAGGCCGCGATCGATCGCGTGAAGCAGGTCATTGGGAAGGCGTTAGAAGGCGGCGTCCTGCGTAAAGAGGACGAGGCGAAATACGAAAAGATTTTGCCGACCATTTATGACGCGCCGGAAGTCGTGAAGTCCAAACTCCACGGCTTACAGTCCGCGCTGACATTGCGGCGGGAAACACAACTCGAAGCGCTGGCGGATGCGGGCTATGACGTGTCGCGGTTTACCGAGCGCGGGGCACCGAAATCAACGGGCGGACCGTTCTCTGTCACGGCTCCCGATGGGTCCGTGCATCCCTTTGAGACGCAAGCACAAGCCGACGCGTTCAAGAAACTGATCGGAGGCGGGCGATAATGCCGCAGATCGATTACGCGAAGCTCGCGGAACAAGCCCGCCGAGAGGCGTCCGGGCCGGACTATGCCGCGTTGGCCGAACAGGCGCGGCAGGCGTCTACGCCTCAGCCTTCGCTGCCACCAACCCGATCTGCGGCGGGTCGATTCGCCTCCGGTGTGGGCGAGATGGTGAATCCAGTCACGATCGCCAAAGGGCTGTATCAGACCGTTCGACATCCCGTGGATACCGTGTCCGCGATGTATCAGCAACAAGGCGCAGAGTTTGACAAGGCTGTGCAAGCCGCTCGCGAAGGCCGCTACTCCGAAATGGTGGGGCATGGCACGGCCTCGTTTCTGCCGGTGGTGGGTCCGTTGGCGGCGTCGATTGGTGAGCAGGCGGGAACGGGCGACGTGGCGGGCGCGGCGGGCCGGTTGGCAGGCGGTGCGCTCGCGTGGCAGGCGCCGAAACTCGTCGGGAAAATACCGGCGCGCATCGGTGGCACGGTGACGCCGGAGCGTGAACTGGCCGCGTGGGGACTCAAACAGGGGATTCCTGTGGATGTGGCGTCGGCGACGGCGAATCCCATCCCTCGCGCTGCCCAACAGTTAGCCACGAAGACCTCTGTCGCCGGCAGTGTCATCGGGACGAAAGCGGCAAAGGCGCGGCAGGCTGGCTTAGCGACCGTGGGTGAGCAGTTGGCCGCGAAGGGCTATACACCGGCGGTGACGAAGGAAACGGCGGGTGCAGCGGCGCGGGCGGGTGTGGAAGCCTCGATCAAGGGTTTCGATGATGCCGCCGATGTTCACTACGGCACGGTGCGCGCGCTTGAGCAGGCGACCCCGGTGGCCGTGGATCTCGTGTCTGTGAAATCGGTTCTGAAACCGGCACTGGATCGGCTGCTGCGGAAAAAAGAGTTAACGGGAAGTCTACAAGGGGCGGAAGCGCACGCGGCGACGGCGTTGGATGCGCTCGTGAACGGCCCCGATATGGCTCCGTTATCCGCGGTGGATGGGGCGCTCAGCCAACTGAAATCAATGTCGCGTGGCGCGGCGATGCCGGAATTGCGGTCTAGCGGTCAGGGCGCGGCGGCGTTTGCCGTCCAGAAGTTGAGCAAGGCCGTGGATGACGCGGCGGCATCACTCGGTCCTGAGGCCGTCTCGGCGCTCAAGGAAGGCCGACTCGCCACACGCCAGAAGTATGCCGCGGCCGAAGTCCTCGACGCACTCAAAGCGGAGCCAGTGAGAACCGCGAATGCCGCGATTGCGCCGAGTGATGCGGCCGTGATGCACCTGCGCGAGCTTCAGAAGTTCGCCCCGGACTCGTTGCCGCACGTCGGCAAAGCGGTGCTCTCGGATCTCCTGACAGAAGCCACGAAAGACGGCGGGTTTACCGCCACACAATCACTCGCGACGAAATGGCAAAAGCTCGGGCCGGAGACAAAGCGGCTGCTCTTTCAAGACCCGGCGTATATCAAAGACCTGGATCGGTTCTGGGCGCTCGCGCGCAAGATGGGGGAGCAGTCGAATCCCAGCGGATCCGCGCACGTCGGCGGGTTAATGGCCCAAGGCTATCTCCTGACCGATCCGGTGACCCTGGCGGCGTATCAGTTGACGGGCGCGGCGTTAGCGAAGGCGCTCAGTTCTCCGACGATCACGAGGCTCTTAGTTGAAGGCGTGCGCGTGCCGTTGAAAGCCACGGCCGTGGCGACGGCACGGTATGCCCGGCTCACGAATCTGATCGAGCAGGCTACCAAATCGGGGGCCACTGGAACGCCAGTGCCGCAAGGGAATAAATGACGGAAAGAAAACAGACCAGCGCCATCGCGGCGAGACAGACGGCATACGCCCGAAACAGGAGCGTAACGATAAGCGCCGGCAGGTCGAGCAGCCAGAAGCGCATCAACGGAGCATTGTAACCCGTGGCGACTTATACCCTGAGCCCAAACGTCAAAAGACAGTTGCTCGATGCGAGCGGCAATCCGCTCTCGTCTGGGAAGCTCTATACCGTCACGGCGGGCGGCTCGTATCCCGCGGATGCGGTGACGGTGTATCAAACGTCCTCGGGGACGGCCCACACGAATCCGATTGTGCTCGATAGCGCGGGACGTATCTCAGGGTCCAGCGAACTCTATCTTGAGCCGGGCCAGTCGTACAAGTTCATCCTCACGACCTCCGCCGATGTGGCCGTGTGGACGCAGGACAACATCGCCGCGGTGCCGCCGTCCACCGTCAACGTGGATATTCAGGGCGTGGCGGGTGTCGATCTCGCGGCGGAGGACGTGGTGTATCTCTCGACCGGATCAGGCTCGCTCACGCCGGGCAGTTGGTACAAGGCTGATGCCGATCTGACCTACGCCAGTAGTGCGGCGGTCACGGTGGGGATGGTACCCAGCGCGATCGCTTCTGGAGCGACCGGCACGATTCGCCTGCAAGGGCTGATGACGGTGGCGGGGCCACTCACGGCGGGCAGCTCGTATTACGTGAGCGCCACGGCCGGCTCGTTGACAGCAACGGCGCCGACGAATGCGCGGTTTATCGGACAGGCGCAATCCACGACCACGATTGTGATCGTGCCGAATCCGGTCACTGATGTGCAGCCGGACATCCTGTTTATTGATTGCATGACGTAGGGAGAGAGTTGATATGGCTGCCGTTCCCACTGTTCCCGTCCTGTTGTCGGGTTCGACGACTGGACGACAAATCAAAGTCGTCGCCACGAGCACACCGGGCACGACCATCCACGCCACCGGCACGAGCGCGACGGTGTTCGATGAAATCTGGCTCTACGCGAATAACACCGACACGACGGATCGGAAACTGACGATCGAGTGGGGCGGGGTCACGTCACCGGATGATCTACTGGAAGTGACGATTCCCGCCGAGAGTGGCGATCGGCTGATCATTGCCGGGAAGCGCTTGACGGGCACGGGCGCGGCGGCGGTGACGGTGAAGGCGTTCTGCGCCTCAGCGAATGTCGTCATGATCAGCGGTAACGTGAATCGCATGACGGTGAGCTGATGAGCAACCGCTTCGGCTCGCGGGCGCATCAAGGCGGGATCCCGGCGTTCAGTGATGTGGCGAACTGGATGCCAACCTCGCTGGTGCGGTCGATCCAGCGCGGGACGATCACGATTGCCGGCGGGGCGTCGTCAAATACCGGCGCGATCACCGCTGTCGTGTTGACGAATAGCCGGCTGAAGTTTCTCGGGGCGTCCAGCACAGCACTGCAACAGAACGATAACGGCTATTGCCGGATCGCGTTGACGAACACGACCACGATCACGGCGACACGCGGCAACACGCCAGCCGGGACGGTAACGGCGAACTTTGAATTGATCGAGTACTGGCCGGGGGTGATCAAGTCGGTGCAACGAGGCGCGATTACGGTTGCGGCCGATCCCACCGACGACACGATCACGACGGTGAACACGGGGAAGACGGAAGTGGATTACCTCGGCTTTCTGTTCGATACGACGGCGGCGGAGCTCACGACACAATGTCGAGTGGCGTTGCTGAATGCCACGACGGTTCGGGCGAATGAAACGACGCTCGGCGGGGTTGTCGGCTATCAAGTGATTGAGTGGTATTGAGATGTCCAGAAAGCTCAACGGCTACTGTGAATTTTTCGGGGAAGACGAGTCGGGACCGTGCCCTGCGTGAACAGGCACACGGCCCCTGAGCAGACACGAGCAAACTGGTTGCCCGTATCCACCTGTGGGGATGTATCGGACGGTCCACGGTCGGGGATAAGGGAGAGAGGTCACGAATGGAAGCCGTAATGCGGCCAGTGCCACTAAGCCCCCCGCTGAAGGACACGATGAGCCCTCCGAGAGAAGAACGGCGAAGTACCGATGCGGCGAAGTTGACCTTCCCTCTCCCCATGACGGTTGGCGCGATCGTCTTCGCCCTCTCGATCGGGGGCGCGGTCTGGTCGATCAAGACCGACGTGCAGTTGATGAATATGCGGATGGAGTACGAATCCAAACTCCGCGAGGCCGACAAGGAAATGTTTAATGCCGGGATCAAGGCTCTGGAAGCGAAGATCGACGCGGCCAGTAACCGCGCGGCGGCGTTGGCCGCGATGCAGGAACTGACGAAACAGCAAACCCAAGGACGTCAACCATGAACGAATATATCTGCTGCCTGATGGGTATTTGTTGCGCGTTCGGATCGTCCGAACAGTTCGACAGACTGGTGTCCATTCGCATGAAACACGGCGCCCTCAAAGACGGCGCAGAAGCCGCGGTGCGATTCGACCTTGAGATGGTCCAGACCTTCCGCGACACGATGAAGCATCACAAGGACTAGGCCGACATGAGCGTTCCAAACTACAGCAACGTCCCGCGCAAGCTCTTCGACACGGGCCTCTATAATCTGAAGACCGAAGACGGCCAAGGCGCGTTTACCGATGCGGTCGTCGCCACGTTGCACGGCATCGATGAGCGGTGGGGCCACCTGAAAAAGTCCGCGAGTCAGACCCAGGTGCATGGTCACGGCGAAGACTCCGCGCTCTACCTCTCCGATGTCGAGGGCGAATCACAAGCGGTGGACTTCATCGGCGGCGCCGGTGGGCCGAACCCGCAACCGGGGTGGATGGTCGACGCGCCGCGCTATAGCCGGAAAGACTGGATCGATCCGTTCGATCATGGCCTTGATGCGGCGCCTCCGCCTCCCGTGACCACGATGCCGCCG